CAAGCGCCGTTGGCCCAGTGACACTTACTATGCTGAAATGGGTCAATCTGCTTATGTTACACGTGCGTTTGTAGTTAGGCCTGTAGAAGATATCTACGATGATTTAGCCTTGGAATTTACCACAGTTACCAAAGTTCTACGGAAATGTAGAATATCTTAACCATACCGCTTGACTCTAATAAGTAATTCATATACACTATATTTTTAACTAAAGGAATGACACAATGGCATTAATGTTTTCAGCTGAACAAAAGGCAAAACTTATTCAAATCGTTAACGAAGGCGTACAAGTACTGCAAGAAGTAGAAGATTTAAGTGCCGGCCTTAGCGATACAATCAAAGCAGTAGCAGAAGAATTAGAAATTAAACCGAGCTTACTTAAGAAAGCAATTAAAATTGCACAAAAATCTAAATTTGGCGAGACAAATCAAGATCACGAAACTGTTACTGATATTTTAGAAACGGTTGGACGTACACTTTAATTGAAAGCTAACTATCACAAAACCATTAAGTTCATTCGGCACGATTGGGATAGTAATCCATTTAGACTTACAATGGAAACTATTAATTGGGCGTTGAACTTTGCAGTTGCAATGACGTTTACAATAACTGTACCCAATGTTCCGTTGTTAGTAGTGTACCCAATGTTCTTTACTGCCTTAGGTATCAGCATTTATTCTGCTGCCAGTCGGGGCAGTTTTGGTTTATTAATGACCAGCGTAACTATATTTTTAATCGATTTAGTAGGCTACTATAAGCTATTAATGTTATAATAAAAGAGTCGTACACTTTACGTACAAGCACAAGGTTAACCGGCCATAAGCGGTAGGAGAGTAAATGAGTTATGTTGACGCACTGTTTGACAGGGCAAAAGATCGTATTTACGTTGTAGAAAGAAAAGAAGGCATGCGTGAGTATGTCGAGTACCCAGCAAATTATGTCATGTACATCGATGACCCAAAGGGCAAATATCGCACAGTATATGACACTCCAGTAAGTCGTTTCAGCACACGTGTTGGTAAGGAATTCCACAAAGAAACACGTATTCAATCGGGCAAGCGGATATGGGAAAGTGATATCAATCCTGTATTCCGTTGTTTATCAGATAACTATCTCGGAATTGATTCTCCCAAACTACAAACTGCGTTTTGGGATATTGAAACAGACTTTGACCCAGCACGTGGGTATGCTCCTACCAGCGATCCATTCAATCCTATCACAGCCATATCAGTTTACTTAGATTGGCTAGACAAGTTAGTCACACTAGTTATTCCGCCCAAAAGCTATAGTTGGGAAACAGCACAGGAAATATGTGACCAGTATGAAAACTGTTTTATGTTTGAACGTGAAGCAGACATGTTGGATACATTCCTTAATCTAATTGATGATGCAGATGTGTTAAGTGGCTGGAACAGTGAAGGCTATGATATTCCATATACTATTGGGCGTGTTACACGTGTCTTAAGCAAAGATGACACTAGGCGCTTTTGTCTATGGGGTCAGTACCCAAAACAGCGTGAATTTGAACGTTTTGGCGCCGCAAACATCACTTTTGACTTGATTGGCAGGGTGCATTTAGACTACATGCAACTATACCGTAAATACACCTACGAAGAACGACATAGTTATAGTTTAGATGCTATCGGTGAATATGAACTAGATGAACGCAAGGTCGCTTATGAAGGTACATTAGATCAACTATACAACAAAGACTTTCCCAAGTTTATCGACTATAACCGTCAGGATACTATGTTGCTGGGCAAACTAGACAAGAAGTTACGCTTCCTAGATCTAGCTAACGAACTGGCGCACGATAACACAGTGCTACTACAAACGACTATGGGTGCTGTGGCAGTTACTGAACAGGCTATTATCAATGAAGCACATCAACAAGGCTTAATTGTGCCTAATCGTAAAAACAGAGACGATATGGGCGATACACAAGCGGCAGGTGCTTATGTAGCAACTCCTAAAGCGGGCATGCATGATTGGATTGGTTCAGTTGATATTAACTCACTGTATCCTAGTGCTATTCGTGCGCTAAACATGGGACCAGAGACTATCATTGGGCAGATACGTCCAATCATGACGGACCATTATATTCAAGAGAAGATGGCTAATAAGTCAAGTTTTGCAGATGCCTGGGAGGGCTTGTTTGCTACTTTAGAGTATACTGCGGTTATGGAAAGTAAACCTGGAGTCGAGCTTACTATTGATTGGGAGGCATCTGGCGAAAGTACTGTACATAGTGCGGCAGAAGTATGGACCTTAATCTTTGACAGCAATCAACCTTGGATCTTATCAGCAAATGGTACTATCTTTAGTTTTGAGAAAGAAGCAGTTGTTCCGGGCTTGCTTAAACGTTGGTATGCTGAACGTAAAGAACTACAGGCTAAGATGCGTTCATGTACAGATCCAGAAGAGATTGCGTTCTGGGATAAACGACAGTTGGTTAAGAAGATTAACTTGAACAGTTTATATGGTGCCTTATTGAATCCGGGCTGTCGTTTCTTTGACAAGCGTATTGGACAGTCAACTACACTTACTGGCAGAACTATTGCCAAACACATGGATGCGTTTATTAATGAATGTATCACAGGGGTGTATGATCACACCGGCGATGCTATTATCTACGGTGATACTGACTCTTGTTACTTTAGTGCGTGGCCAATGGTTAAAGATGAAGTTGCCGCAGGTAATATGGAATGGAATGCTGGCATTGCTATTAAACTGTATGATGACATTTCAGATCAGGTTAATGAAAGTTTTCCAGCTATGATGGAACGTGCGTTTCATGTACCGCGTAGTATGGGCAGTGTAATCAAAGGCGGCCGTGAGGTTGTAGCAAGTAAAGGTTTGTTTATTAAAAAGAAACGCTATGCTGTACTAATTACAGACTTAGATGGCAAGCGTATGGATGTAAATGGTAAACCCGGTAAGGTTAAAGCTATGGGACTTGACCTAAAACGTTCGGATACACCCAAGGTTGTACAGGACTTCTTAAGCGATATTTTACTAGCGACACTTACTGGGGTAGACAAGACTGCTATTATTGACATGGTGCGTGAGTTTAAAATTGCGTTCCAAGATAGGCCAGCTTGGGAAAAAGGCACACCTAAACGTGTAAACAACTTGACTAAGTTTACCAAAGCAGAAGAACGTGAAGGTCGAGCCAACATGCCCGGTCATGTACGTGCGGCTATGAACTGGAATAACCTAAAACGTATGCATGGTGATAACTATTCAATTAGTATTGTCGATGGCATGAAGACTATTGTGTGTAAACTTAAAGATAATCCAATCGGGTTCACTAGTGTGGGTTATCCAACAGATGGCACTCATATTCCACAGTGGTTTAAGGACTTGCCATTTGACAATGACCTAATGGAGTCGACAATTGTTGATCAAAAAGTAGAAAACTTGCTGGGTGTGCTTAAATGGAATATTACAGAAAGCACAGACATTAAGACTACATTCGACGCATTGTTTAGTTTTGATTAATGAATGATCTACAGAAAAAAATAGACGAGTTAACTGCTCTCCGTGATACGTTAGTTAAACTAACAAATACAGTTAATTTGACTGACACATTTTCTATAAATTCTCAATCTGTGTATACAGGTAAAATACAAACAATCGCAAAAAAACACCAGCAGCAAATTAAAGAAAATGCTACAATTTTTAATAATTCAACTTACGAAGTAAAAAGATTAGTTAAGGAAAGCCAACGTTCGATAAAAGAAAGTCGACGTTTAGTTAAGGAAAGCCAGAAAGCAACCAAAGAAAGTCAACGACTAGCTAAAGAAAGTCAACGACTAGCTAAAGAAAGTCGACTTTTAGTCAAAGAAAGCCAAAAAGCAATCGGAGAAAGTCGACGTTTAGTCAAAGAAAGTCAACAATTAGCTAAAACAAATACTACATCTTTTAAAAATAAAAATAATATAATTACGAAGCAGAGTATTGAATATGTAAAAATATTGATTAACAAAATTGATATAGATATTAATATTATATCCGAAGAAAAAATAAAATTAATTACTATGGATAAAATTCGCAACTTATGCGAATCTACCGAATTTATACAAACATTCTCAGAAACATATATCGCTACAGGAATGATCAAGTTTAATAATGATATGTTAACCATCATATTAACAGCTATTAAATCATACTGTGATTGGCATTATCCAGGATTACAATGTAATCCTATGTCAAAATATTGGATTGATTGTATGGTAACTGCTGACCCATTATATCTAATAGATCACAAGATGGTTTTTATCGGAGACACTGAAAAAGTATATGAAAGAGGCACCCCAGGGTTATTGGATATAATCAGTGATTATCCCGAAGAATATCAACGACGTTTACGTATATACAATATGCGAGATCAAGACTTTTCCTCGTTACCTCAGGAACAATTCGGAATTATTACTTGTTGCGATTTTTTAAATTTTTTCAAACTTAATTTTATTAACAATTACATTTCTACATTTTTTAAATTACTAAGGCCTGGTGGCAAACTAGTATGTACTATAAAAACTATATACCCTGATGGTGCTAATATATTAATCGAACGAGAATATTTCAAATACGCTTCTAACTTAGTGATACAAAAAATATTTAAAAATGCCGGGTATGAAATTCAATCAATAACAGATTTAATACCAAATAATATCAATTGGGAATGTATTTTTTTAATAGAAGTTTATAAACCCGGAGTACTAGCTACATCAAAGGCGCATCAGGTATTGGGTTCGATTATTGAAAAATAATTTTGACATACCTCTTGCTTTTTCTAAATACATCATATACAATACATTATAACACTTTATTAGGAGAACTACATGCGTGATCATTTATTAGACATCGTTAAAAATACGTACGGACTAGGTATTATTGACCTGGTTAAGGTAACAGGTACAGATACAGAAACATCAATCGAAGCAATCGCCGAAGATCGTTCAGTTATTGTACAGGCAAAAGTAAACAATCCAGTGCCAGAGTTTGTCGGTACATTTGGTATGCCAAATTTAAGCAAACTAAGCACTATCCTTAACATTCCAGAATACAAAGACGATGCTAAGATTTCGTTAACTAAACAAGATCGCAACGGTGAATCAGTTCCAGTAGGCCTGCATTTTGAAAACAAAGCAGGCGACTTTAAAAACGACTATCGTTTTATGAGCTCTGAGATTGTTAACGACAAACTTAAAACAGTTAAGTTCAAAGGTGTTAGATGGAATGTTGAATTTCAACCAACAGTTGCTAACATTTTACGTTTAAAATTCCAAGCAAGTGCTAACAGTGATGAAACTACGTTTACTGCTAAAACAGAAGGCACAGATTTAAAATTGTTCTTTGGTGATCACAGTAGCCATGCAGGTAACTTTGTGTTCCAAAGTGATGTTGCTGGTACATTAACCAAAGGTTGGTCATGGCCAGTTGCGGCAGTTATTAGTATTCTTGGTCTGCCAGGTGATAAAACATTCCGTATCAGTGATGAAGGTGCGGCACAGATTACAGTTGATACTGGCATGGCAACTTATAACTACATTTTACCAGCACAAAGCAAATAATGATTAACAACCTGACAGTGACTAGTCCGTTCTTAACTTCTAGTTCATACAGTACTCCGTATGTTGGCAACAACGGACAGAGTGCTGGCACTGTGCGATTCAACACCATGACACAACAGATGGAAGTGTTTGATGGTAGCAGTTGGGTTAACATAAGTCAGAATGTTAGTGTTGGAATGAGTTACGAAGCTGACGAAGTTCTGCGATGGGCAGGACTTAAGATGCGTGAAGAAGATGAGCTTAAGGCTAAGATGGCAAAATACCCAACGCTAAAATCAGCTTACGAACAGTTTAAGATGATTGAAGCATTGGTCTACGAGGAAGAAAAAAGTGGCACATGAAATAGATAATTTAACCAATAAACAAAAAGACTATGCTGTCTTTTTACCTGCCTTGTCAGGTTTTTATGCTACCTATGTGGGTAAGCAACGTTTTCCTGATGCCAACGGTAACACCTACGTCGAAAGCACACGTGTACCAGCAAACTTTGAAAATGGTATCGAAGGGTTAAATTGGCTCAATCCAGATGCTGCTTACTTTCCCTATCACTGGAGCCTATATTCAGCAGGACACGCAGAGTTAGATGTAAACAAGCATAGTCCTAAAGAAGATATGGTACGTAACAGAGATCGTACACGTAGCTTTATCCTCGGTGACAGTGGTGGCTTCCAGATTGGTAAAGGTGTTTGGGAAGGTGATTGGAAGAATCCTAACTGTCCTAAAGCACAAAAGAAACGTGAGCTAGTTCTTACATGGATGGACGCATACATGGATTATGGTATGTGTTTAGATATTCCAGCTTGGGTGGCTCGCAGTCCAGCAGGTGCCAAAGCCACAGGTATCACCACTTATGACGAAGCAGTAGAAGGTACTTACATTAACAATGATTGGTTTATTAACAATCGTACAGGTGCTTGTAAGTTTTTAAACGTTCTACAAGGTGAGAATCACGCAGACGCAGACGATTGGTATGATCGTATGAAGAAGTACTGCGATCCTGTGCAGTACCCAGGCAAGCATTTTAATGGTTGGGCTATGGGTGGACAGAACATGTGTGATGTTCACTTAGTACTTAAACGTCTAGTAGCTATGCGCTATGATAATCTATTACAAGAAGGCATACATGATTGGATGCACTTCTTAGGTACAAGTAAATTAGAGTGGGCTTGCTTATTAACTGATATTCAACGTGCTATTCGAAAACATGTTAACCCCAACTTTACTATTAGTTTTGACTGCGCAAGCCCGTTCCTAGCAAGTGCCAATGGACAGATATATATCCAAACTGAGATCGAAGATCGTAGCAAATGGGTATATCGTATGGTGCCTAGCGTAGACGATAAGAAATATGCGTTAGATACTCGTAAATTTAGTGATGCTGTTCTACAAGATGGTCGCTTTGCTAACTTTACAGATAGTCCTATTAGCAATCGTATACAGATCAACGATGTATGCTACTATGCACCTGGTGATTTAAATAAGATTGGTAAAGAAGGACGTACTAGTTGGGATAGTTTTAGTTATGCTATACAAATGGGGCACAATGTATGGAGTCATATCTCTGCGGTACAAGAAGCTAATCGTCAATACGATCAAGGTGTTGTGCCCAATATGCTTGTTCAAGAGACCTTTGATCGTGTATACTTTAAAGACGTAGTCAACAGTATATTTGCTGCACCAGATCGTGTCACAGCAGATCAGATTATCGAAGAGCATAGTAAATTCTGGATGAAGATTATTGGTACACGTGGTGCTACTGGTAAGAAAACTGTTAATGCTAGTACTATGTTTAATGACTTGTTTGAAACAGAAGAAGTTGAAGAACATCATATAGATGACAGCGGATTAGACGAAGGCAACTTAGATAACTTAGAAGCAGGATTGGAGGACTAGCATGGACGCAGACAAATTACCTCATCATATTGCACAGTTAGAAGAAAAACACCGTGTGATTAAACAACAAATTGCCGAAGGGTACACTCATTATTTAGATGATGCTCATCTAGGCAAAATGAAGTTAGAAAAATTAATAATCAAACGTCAACTTGAAGAAGCAAAAACAAAACTTAAGGCACAACAATGAAACGTGATTATACATCTGGTACAGCAGAAGCAGTAACTTTCTTTGTAGGTGACGAAATTGAACGCACTCCTGCTTACGGAATGAAAACATTATTTGTCGTTGGTGTTCATGAACCACAAGATATTTTAGATCTATTGCGAACTAAATTAGCCTATAGTGTTGTTACTCATATCTACTTTGGTGCCAATCAAAGTTTTAATCCTACAGGTACTAACGATGCAGCAACATGGAAACCTTGGGAAGATATGATCTATGTCTTACTAGAGAATGATTACTGGTGTACTTTAGATTTAGATGTACGTGATGTAGAAGGATTACTCGAAAGTGGCTTAATTGAAAAGCGTAGATTCATTCCGCAGATTTCGGTAAAACTGCCCTATTTACAACAGCTAGGTTATAATGCTACAATTAAGTTAGACGATGTAGACTTTGCGGCTACTAACCCGGGGGTATGGTGTCATAAACTTAATACCCTATTAGATGAAACAAAGTTTACTAATTGGGATCAATATGGTAAAGATGAGATATTAAAATGACAGCAAGAATATTTGATAACTTTATCAGTTTAGAAGAAATCAGACAGATTAAGGATTATTATGCAGATAAACCATTTCTGTCAGAAGGCACACATCCGGAATTCTCTGATAAACTGCAATGGCAAAATTCACCTATTGCTGATTGGATATGGACTGACATTTTAGATAAAAAAATTCTTAAAGAATTTGGTGCGTATCAGGTAAGTAGTGGATGTGGAGTATTCCAACGATGTTCTATACCTTTCGGAATGCACATCGACAGCAAACAACGAATCACTAACGAAGATCCACAATTTTCTGATACGTGGAAAACTGAAGGTTTTGCATTGATGATCCCATTAGATGAGGGGCCGCATTTTTGTACAGTATTTTTTGATGAATATTTTAACACTGATAGAGAAAAAAGTATCTCAATGAAACATTTCTCAGATCTGCCAGATAACGAAGTTATCAATAGTGGAATAAGTAAGATCTATGACTTAGAATTTTGTTGGGCTGATCCGAGACGAAAATTGCAAGATCATTATAAATTTGATACTGCATTTCCATGGAAACTAGGGCAGGCCGCTACATGGGGCAGAACACAGTTACATGCATCAACTGATTTTGCCAAACACAATCTTTATAAAGATTGTTTAACTATATTTTTTGAATAAGAGTATTTTATGATACAAGCAGAACGTGAACAAATAGATAGAATTATGCAGGTTGCCAAGAAAAAGATATGGGTAACTTTTCAGCGCGAAGGCATACATTGTTATCCGGCTGCGGCCGTCGAACCATCTTTAGCAGATGTTTCTTTTTTAGCATCTCCACATAGACATATATTCCACTTTCGTGTGGCAATTGAAGTTACACACAACGACCGCGATATTGAATTTATTCGGTTTAAGCGTTGGTTAGAAGCACTGTATGTAAATACTACATTACAGTTAGATTATAAGAGTTGTGAAATGATATCAGATGATTTGTATATGCAAATCGCTACAAAGTATCCCAATCGCGATGTTTGGATAGAAGTATCCGAAGATGGCGAGAATGGATGTTCCGTTGAGTACAATTGTACTCGTCCCTTGCAGTCTGTCACTATTTAAGGAGAATTTTCCGTGGCAAATCCAGTTTGGCTTAAAAAGTATCTTACTATGAAGCCTGAAGTAAGACAAATCTACAACGATTTAGATGCTTGGTGCAACTACTGTCGTTTCCACATGATCAAGTATGATGAGGCTGATTTATATGTTAGCCCAGCGTACAAAGAATGGCAGGAAAAACGCAAACGTCGCGAACAATGGCGTCAACAGCAAGGACAAACGCAGGGTTATCAAGGACGTAGATAGTATGACTGTCTACATCGTTGATTTAGAAGCGGTGGATACAAGGTACACAGGTCAGTGGAAGACTCATGTACCTACATTGCTTGAAGATCATGGGCACGAAGTATTTGTAATTAGCGGCCCTCATGATATTCCTAGTGCTACTACTCCCGGCGCTTTCCTTAACTTTGGTGGTACTAACATTTACAAAGCCGCACAGGTTGAGCAAATGGCTAGACTATTCACTGAAGGTCAGATTCATAAAGGTGATCACTTCATCTTTACTGATGCTTGGCATCCTGGTATCATTAACTTAAAGTACATGAGCGAGCTGTTACAGATTCCTGTGACTATACACGCATTATGGCATGCTGGCAGTTATGATCCACAGGACTTCTTAGGTCGTCTAATCGGTAATGCAAGTTGGGTTAGACATGCGGAGAAAAGTTTCTTTGCGGCTATCGATCATAATTACTTTGCTACAGACTTTCATATTGATATGTTCTGTGCTAACTTACTTAACGATGGCGTATGTGAAAATCCGTGGGCGGAAGAAGATAAAGCAGATATGATTGCTAGCAATAAGATTGTACGCACAGGTTGGCCTATGGAATATATGCCTACTACTATTAGTCCGTTCAAGACTGAGAAGCGTGACCTAATCTTATTCCCACATCGTATAGCACCAGAGAAGCAGGTAGAAATCTTTAAGGACCTAGCGGCTGCATTACCACAATACGAGTGGATTGTGTGTCAAGAAGAACACCTTACTAAAGATGAGTATCATACATTATTAGGCGAAGCTAAAATGGTGTTCAGCGCCAACCTACAAGAAACACTTGGTATTAGTATGTATGAAGGTGCGTTAGTAGGTGCTATACCTATGGTACCAAACAGACTAAGCTACGGTGAAATGTACAC